CGGGTCTGGAGGGTGTCGGCGAGGCGGGCGTAGTTGGCGACGCCGTGGATGGCGGTGGGGACGTAGTGGCCTCTGATCCAGCCGTTTGAGGCGACGCGGAGCGTGCGGGCTTGACGTTCCCAGTAGCCGCCTGCGAGGTCGTCTGTCACCAGTCTGCTCCTTGGGCGCTCTGAGATGCGTTCTCCGGCGTGTTCGTCTTGGGGGATGCCGTCCTACCGGCCCTGCCCTTTGCGCCGTTCTGAGGGCGTTCTGAGCGCTCTTGCGCTGACCTGACCTCCTCGGCTGAGGCGATGGACTTGTTGGTGGCGATGCCGATGGCCGCGAGCGCCCTTCCCCAGGCGCTGGTCTCGGCGACAGCGAGCTCGGAGCCGCGGGTGTAGGGGGTGCGGCCTGGTACCGGTTCCCAGCACATTCCGACGCCTGGGGCGGGGTCCGTGGGGTAGCGGTAGGCGCAGGCCGCATAGACGAGCCACTTGGTGTCGCCCTCGCCGAGGACGCGGTACGGCTCGTCGGGCCAGAGGGGCCGGAGGCTGCCCTCGGGGTAGAGCTCGATGAACTTGGCGATGCGTAAGTTGACGGGGATGTAGGACTCGGCGAAGCCGCTCATCGGTAATCGTCCTGCTGCTCCATGCGGCGCATGGCCTCGATGGTGCGGCGAAACTCCTCGAGCTCGTCGAACCTCTGCTGACGGCGCTCGAGGACTGCCATGATGGCGCCGAGCAGCATGAAGACGCCGCTGAGGCCGATGATGGTGATGACGAGTCCTTCAATGTTCACGGGTGCCTCCCATACCAGACGAGCATCCGACGAGCGCGGGCGTCGGTGCGCTTGGCCGTGACGGTCTCGCCACGGGTGTAGATTTCGCCGCGGCCGGCTGCGGCTCTCATGCGTCCGCCGATGACCTTGGAGACGTCCTCGAGGTCGCGGACGTAGCGGCCGAGGTAGCCGCGGACGTGCTCGGCAGTAAAGCCGATGGTCCGGGGCTCGCCTTCATGGGTCATGTAAGTCGAGGCCAACTTTGTGATGGCCGTGTCGACGGCTTGGATGACGAGGGTGCGGTCGCGCTCTGCGGCGGCGATGCCGAAGTCGCGCAGCTCCTCGCCGGTAAAGAGATCCGGTTGAATCATGTGAGCCTCCCCAGGCTGGCCGGCGGGTGCCGGCGGTCGAAACCTACGCGCTTGCCCTTCTCGAGTCAACGAGGACGCTCATGAGTGTCTGGAGCGAGAGCAGGTCGGACCGCAGTTTGCGGTTCTCGTCGCGGACCTCGCGCAGCTCGGTCTCGATAGCGCCGAGCTTCCGGGCGACGTTCCAAAACAGCGCGAGCACCCCGACCATGGGGGCCATGTAGGCGAACGCCATCGCCGCGTCGGTCATAGGTCTGCCTCTCGTACAGCCTGCTCCCACTCAGGATAGGAGCCGAAGTCGGGTTCGACGCGCTGCGTTATCCAAGCGCGTGTCGCCCCTATGTGCGACGTCGAGAAGTCGGCCTCTGCGTACAGGTTGATATCGCGCAGCATTACGCGGAGGTGCTTGCCGGGGCAGGCGGTCGAGCTCACGTCGGAGTGCGGACGGTAGCGGGACGGTCCCCACGCGCCGCCATGCCATCGTGCCCAGTCGGCAAGGTCGTCGATGACGTGGGCGGGCGGCTTGGTCACGTCGTAGTTGCCGAGAACACATACGGCGTGGGAGGTTCGGTTATGGCTTCGCGTGTGGCCGCCTGCGATGCCTGGGCCGCGGCCTTCGTAAAAGACACGGTCGCGGGGCGAGTAGAGCCAGGTGTAGGCGATATCGGCCCAGCCGCGGGTCTCTTGGTGAAAGCGTTGGATGGCCCGCACGGTCTCCGGCCCGCCGTCTGCTCCTGCGGAATGATGGAGGAACAAGTCGGTGACCGGCGTCGGGATCGGCAGCGGCCGCGACTTTGGCGGCCGGGCGCCCCACCCGGAGCGGCGGACGAGCTCCATTAGGCGGGCGGCTGCTCTTGCCGGCGGCGCCGTGCGGCGAGTGCGCCTTCCTTGATCGGGACGATCGCGGCGGCGATGCCCGCCGCTACCGCCGACAGCAGGGCGGCACCCTCGACGGCGAACGCGTAAGTCCCGGCCAGTACGCCGACAAACGCTTCGATGAACGTCCAAAAACTCCGGTGTGCGGTGTCGATCCAGTCCATCATGCGGTGGGCTCCTCTGGGTAGGGCAGGTCGGCCTTGATCTGGTCGACAGCGGCACGCCACGCGGCGAGGCTCGGGGTGTCCTCGCGCATCGCGTCGAAGTAGAGGCCGTCGGTCTCGACCTGGTAGCGGGCGCGACGCTGGGCCTCGATCGCTGCCTTCTCGCGGGCGTGCTTGACCTTGGGCCATTCGGCGTCGAGCTTCGCCTTCGTCGGTTTTTTGGCGGTGTTCGACTCGTCCCAGACGAGCGTGGCATAGTCGTCGTCGGTCATGCCCCACAGCGCGTCGGGATGGAGGGCGGTCAGGACGGTGGCGTAGTCGGTCATACCTTCACCTCCATCAAAACGAACGAGGACGCACCACGGACGAAGCGAACATTGTCCGTGTCCGTCGGCGTCCTATTGACATAAATCGTCTGCGTCGACGAAAAGGTGTTAAACGCTCGGACGGTGTACGTCTTGGAACCGGTGCCCGGCGTGTGGACGAGAGTGAAAGCGTGCGGAGCGCCCGAGATGCCGTTGCCCGCGCCGGACTCCTTCCCCAGACCGCCGGTTGATACGGAGGTTCGGTTGCCGGCAGCAGTCCCGATGCCGATGAGGCTGCTCCCGTCGTGGAACGCGATGCCGGTCTCCAGCGTTCCTGTGCTGTTTGCCAGCACTCCGCAGGTCGCCATCAGGATGAGCTTGTTGCTCGCGTCCGCGACCTCGTGGGTAATGCTCAGGTCGGTGATGGCGAAGTCTGCGCCGCTCGCGGTGGAGTTGGTCTGTGTGCCGGTGAACAGCGCGGATTTGACCTCGACGAAAACGGCTGCCGTGTCGAGGCCGGAGTCGATGGCGTTGGCGAGCGCGAGGCTGTCGGCCGGCCAGTCCGAGACAAGGTCGGTCCCGGCGACGTAGGGGATGTTCCAGGGTGCGCCGGTGTCTGGCACGTCGGCCTCCTAGACGGTGATGGTGCGGGCGTTATCCCAGTCGATGGTAGCCGAGACGTCTTCCCATGCGATGGTCGGTGCTACGCCGGACCAGCGGACCGGCCCGGACGAGAGGAGTGCGTCGGATACGTTCAGGCGAAGCTCGGCCCGGAAACGGTCGAGGGTCATGGTCGTGCCCTCGACAAAGCCGGTGAGGTCGGCCATTCCGATCGTGACCGGGAGGGTCTCGAGGTAAATGGGGCTGCCGGAGTAGACCTCTAGGAGGTCGTCTCGGACGGCGTCGTCGGTGACGGCGTCCAGGCGAATGGTGATTGTGCCGAGGTTGATGGTCGGGTAGGCGTGTCGGGCGACGTAGTTGTCGGCGCGGTCTTCGGCGTTGCCGACGTCGACGAGCTGCGTTGTGATGATGCGCTCCCAGACGCCGTAGGTGAGGAAGGAGTCGGAGTCCTGGGAGGTGACGGCGCCGCCGTCGTACTCGACCGTCACGCGGTTGGTCAGATCCGCGGCGTCCGAGCTCGAGCGGGTGCCGGCGGCGATGATGGCCGAGGAAGGTACTACGATGGGGGTGCCGGCGAGTCCGCGGGCGTTGGCGTTGGCCCATCCGACGCGGCCGTCAAGCGTTTCATAGAGAAGCCCGTCGCCGGAGTTCGAGGCGTTGGTGGCGACCTCGAGGGCGGAGTAGCCGCCGTCCGCTGCGGGCAAGGCCGCGATATCAAAGACGCCTGCGTCGATTAGCGCCGGGTCGTAGTCGGGGTCGAACGTGGCCCAGGTGGCGGTCGCGTCCTGCGCCGACCAGGATCCGCCGGCCTCTTCCCAGGCTGTCGCAAGTCCGTCAGAGACGGCGGCGGCGACACGTTCGCCGTCTGTCTCGGCCGGCCGGCCGCCTGCGAGGATGGTGCGGCGGGCGAGACGGGCGAGAGGGCCGACGGCGAACACGCTGTAGACGGCCGCTTCGGTGTTCGAGCCGATGCCGGGATCGTAGAGGTCGGCTGAGACGTTGACGATTTCGCCGCCGAAGACCGTGACGTCGGCCGAGGCGGAGTCCTTGACCTTGACCGTAATATCGCGAAGGATGGCGAGGTCGAGGCCGGCTCCGGTGAGGTCGACGAGTTGTATGCGGGCGTAGGAGGTGGCCGGGTCGGCGTAGACGTTGTCGCGGCCGCGGGTGATGGTGACGGAGCCGACGGTGTCGTCGGTGAAGTCGACGCCGGCGACGGTGACGGTGGGGAGCGGCGCCCAGGTCATAGGAACGTCGCGAGTTGCCCGTAGCCGGTGCGGCGTGACGAGTCGGCGAGCACCTTGCGGACCTCGCGGGCTGCGCCTTCGGAGTCGACTGGGCCGTTGATGTTGATCGTGACGTTGCCGGTCTGACGTCGGCCGGCCTGCGGGATGGTCGCGTTCGCGCTTGGGAGAATCTGGCCGGGGACGAAGCCTTCGGGAAGGTCGAAGTCGCCACCGGCGCCGCCGAAGCCGCCAGGCGCGCCGAGGCGTGCGATTCGCTCGATGGCCTCAGCGACGCCGCGGAGGAAGCTGGCGAGGGTCTCGACGCGGTCGAGGATGAAGTCCCACTTGAGCTCCTCGAGTTTGAAGAGCCAGTCGAGTAGGACAGACCCTTCGGGGTTCGCGGCCTTGATGGCGCTCGTCGCGTCGGACACGGCGCCGGCAAACTCCTTGATGGCGGTCCATGCTGCGGTGGCGGGCTCCTCGAGGTTGCGGACGAGCTCGAGGAAGCGTGGCGCGATCTCCTCGCGGACGAAGTCTGCGAAGCCGACGACGAGATCTTTCACCCAGAGGGCGAAGTCGCGGATATGGGGCCAGACGTCGGCGGCGAACGGGAGCAGGTCATTCTTGATGAAGGCGCCGACCGTCTCGATGGCCGGTCCGAGCTTCTCGCCCATGTCGCGGGCGAAGTCCTGAACCTTGGGGATGGCGTCGATGAGGAAAGCGGTGAAGTCTTCGGCGACCGGGAGGAGGGCTTCGCCGAGGGTGGCCTTGACGTTCTCGAGGTTGGCGGCAAGGTTCCGCTGGGAGTTTGCGAGGCCGTCGGACGTGCGGGCGTAGTCGCCCTGGGCGACGCCGGTCTGGGCGAAAATCTCGGCCTGGGCGGCAAGTACCCGCTGCTGCGGCGTAAGGGCGTTCTTGGTCGTCTCGACGATGCCGAGCTCGAGGGCACGTTGCCGAAGTGTCGCGTCGTCGAGGAGCACCTGGTAGCGGCGGATGGGCTCGGCCTCGCCTCGCAGCGCTGCGCCGAGCGCCTCGATGGCGTCCTCGGGCGACGTATTATTGAAGGAGGCGAGGTCGGAGGCGAGCTCGACGAACTCGGTCGAGAACTCCATGAGCTCGTCGCCGGTGAGCCCGGCGCTCTGCCCGAACAGGGCGAAGTTGGACGCGGCTGCGGTGGCCTGGCGCTTGGACTGGCCGAAGGCGTTGGCCGCGCCGTCGGCCCAGGCGTTGATTTTGTCGGCGGACTCACCGAAGACGACGCCGGCCTTGGAGACCTCCTCGGCCAAATCGGAGGCGGCGTTGATGGCGTCTTTGCCGATCTTGACGGCCAGAGCGCCGGCCGCGGCGCCAACGGCGGCGAACGCGATGGCGCCCTTTTTGGCGAAGTCGGCGAGTTTGCCGCCGAAGCCGCCGAGCTGCTTCTCGGCGTCTCCGAGGCCCTTCTTGAACTTGTCGGTGACCGCGGTGAGCGTGAGGACGAGTGTGCGTGACGGTTGCGCCATTACTGCGCCCACCTCCTCGCGACCTTGAGGACCGCCTGCTGCCACTCAGATACTAGGGCCGGCTGCCGGTTCTTGAGGGAGTTGAAGAGCCAGTAGGAGTCCCGGGCCGGTGGAAAGCGCCAGGCGTTAGGGCCGGGGCGTGCGCCGAACTCGGTGCCGAACAGGACGTCGCCGGCCCGCGGGTTCGGACCCTTGCGGGAGACCTTCACCTGGCGGGCGCCGCCGATGAGGACGGTCGGGAGCCGGTCCTTCTTGGCGCGCACGGTGGGCGCCTGGCCGCGAACACGGGGGTCGGCGTTGCGGGCTGCGTTGGCGGCGATGTAGGCGGCGTGCCGGCTCGTCATGAGCTGAACCTCGGCGCGCAGCTCTTTCGACGCCTCCTTCGGCCAGCCCTTCATGAGGGCGAGAGTCTCGGCGATCCCGTCGACCTGGAAGACCTGCCGCTCGACTCTCGCCATTAGTCGGCCCTCTTGGCGAGGATGTCCATGGCCGTCATGATTGTCTCCGCATCCTCGGCGGCCCATGCGGCCGGCGGGATGTTCGTGGCGAGGGCGAGCTCGACGATGAGACGGCCGAGGGCGCCCTCTAGGTAGGGCGGGGGGCGTCGTCCTCCAGGCGTACCTCCACGACGGTCAGGGTCCAGTCGTCGAACTTGAGGTCGGTGCCGCCGGTGCGCTTGAGGGCCGCCCAGGCGAGGAACGTCCAGTCCTCCATCCGCCAAGAGCTCGCGAGGTCGGACGTCTTCGTCTTGTAGGTCTTCTCCCAGCGGATGAAGTCGGGGACGGCGATGGTGACGTGCTCGACGTCGCCGTCGACGTTCTCGACGCTGACCTGCGCCCTCATGCGGTCGCGACCGTGAGCGCCGTGTTGACGTCGCCGACGAGCGTGAAGGACGCGGTCGTGACCTCATTTCCGGTGCCGCCGGCCGCGGGGACCTTCGGGAAGACCTTTCCGGTGACGGTCGTGACGACGGCGCCGACGGTGCCGGTTACGGTAAAGTCGAGCGGCGCGTCAGGGTCGGTGTCGAACGCGGCCTCGAGCGCTTCGCAGATCCCGCCGGTCTCGCCCCAGTCGGCGAGCATCTCGACGGCGACCTCGTACTCGCGGACGGTCGTCTTGTAGACCGGGCCGGACAGGGTCTCGAACACTTCCTGCGTCGGGTTGTAGGTAACCTCGACCGAGGTGACCTGCGGCGTGTACGAGACGACGACGCCGTCCTTGTCGTCGATGGAGAGGGCGAACTCTGAGCCGGTGATGACTGCCATGGGGGTCTCCTACTATGCGGCGGCGTAGCCGACGGGGGTGCCGCGGTCGCCGACGAGGGTGAAGGTAATCTCGGAGACCTCGAAGCCGGCGCCGGAGATGGGCGGGACGGTCGGGAAGACGTCGCCGGTGACGAGGATGGTGTCGTCGACGCCTACGACGCTCATGGTGAACGCGAGCGACGTGTCCGGTGCGGTGAGGGCTGCGGTCGCGAGTGACTGGCAAAGGCCGGCTGCGGCGCCCCAGTCGGCGAGCATGGTGATGTCGATCTCGTAGGGGACGCCGGCTGCCGCGTCGCGGACGGTCTTGTAGACGCGGGCGCCGAGCACGTCGAACGTCTCCTGGGAGTCGCCGATAGTGACGGTCGCCGCGGTGACCTGCGGGTGAAAGTCGTCGCCGTCGATGACGAGTGTGACGTCGTGGCCGGTGATCGTGGTCGACATGGCCTACTCCTAGGGGGCCGGTGTAGCGGTAAGGGTAGCGCGCACCTCTATCGGGATGCGAAGCGTGAGCAGCGAGGACGGGCCTACCTGCTCGACGGTGGGGCGTTCGATGTCGCCGACGGCGGTGCCTTGCGGGAGGACCTGGAGGACGTCGATGGCGATGAGCTCGAGGTTGTCGAGCTGCGCCTGGTTGTCGAGTGCGGCGACGCAGACGATGAGCTCGAAGCGGGCGGCGACGCGGGTTCCGGGGTTGCCGATGGTCTCGAGGCGGAGGTAGGGCTGATCGGGGACGATGACGACGGCAGGCGGGATGACGGTCGGCGGCGGGTAGGCGTGGGCCTTGTAGCCGGCGCCTTGGATGGCGGTGGCGATGGCCGTCCGGGTCGTCGCGAGGGTCGTGGTCATGCGACGAGGCTGCCGGTGTTCACCCAGCGGCCGAGGAGACCGGAGACGCGGGTGTAGAGGCTGCGGCCGAGACGGTACGGGCCGGGGGTGAAGTCGACGGCCTCGATCTGCCCGCCGGGTGCGACGCGGGACTGCCAGACGTCGACGGCGATGGCGAGGGCGGCCTCGCGGACCTCCTCGATGTCGTCGTACACGTCCCGCTGGTCCTGGTCGTAGACGGTGGCGGGCGGGATGAGGTCGGTGTGGTCGGCCTGCGGCGTCTGACCGTGAGCCTTCGAGACGGTGATGGTGTTCACGGCGGTGTGGCCGGAGGGTACGGGTCCGAGGGTGCGGTGCGTCGAGTCGAAGCCGATAGCGGTGACGGTCGCCTGGCCGTTGAGAGCACCGGGGACGAGGCCGGTGAAGGTGACGTCCTGGCCGACCTCGAAGGTGTGGTAGTCGACGGTTCGGACGGTGAAGGTTCCGTCGCCGACCTCGAGGATGCCGTTGACGAGGTTGCGATACTGGATGAGCATGGAGAGGACGACGTCTTCGGCGGTGTCGGCGACGCCTTGGAGCTGCGCGTCTGGATAGAGGTTGCCGACGCCGAGGACCGTCTTGAGCTCTGCGAGGTCGATGAGCGCCATGACGGCCTCCTATGCCGTGAGGCCGGCCGGCCGGTGCCGCCTGGGGAGGCTTAGGGCACCGGCCGGCGGCCGTCGGGTCACGGCGTGACGGTAAGGGCGCGGAAGGCCGTCGGGTACTTCACGGCCAGGCCGACGTAGCCGTACACGGCGACCTCGACCTCGAGGGTGCTGACGTCCTGAACCGAGATCTGAACCGGGGCGCCGGCCGACTCGTAAAACGTCGCCGCGGCGGACGGGTAGACCATCGGGTTGTAGGTCGAGCCGAAGTTGCCGTCGACGACCAGGTCGAGGCCGTAGATCGAGCCGCGAGCCTGCGGGACGACGATGTTGCCCGGCTGGTTCACGAGCTGCGTCGTACCGGAGAAGATGGCCCGACCCTCCGAGTCGACGGCCTTGAGGAGATCCTCGAAGCCGAAGGAGCCGGTCGTGGTCGGCGCGACCTGGATGTTATTGGGCGCGAAGCGCATCACGGACCAGGAATCCGAGATGGCCTGGCCGATGGCGGCCGAGATCGTCGTCCCGTCGGAGGTGCCGACGCCGGACGCGGCGACGGTGTCGCCGGCGAACTTGTCGACGGTCTGGGCGTACTCGGAGGCCATCTCGATAAGGAGACGGTCGAGGAAGGCCGGGTCGGAGCGCTCGATGAGCTGGCGGGAGATGCGCTCGCCGCCTGCGAACGTCTTCACCGGGACGGTGAGGAAGTCGTAGGTCGGCTCGTCGGACGAGACCTCGTCGCCCTCGGCTGCCTGCTCGGCGACGGAGGCGCGGGCGGTGCGGCGCGGGATCTTGAATTCCATCCCCTCACCGGGCAGCGGCTCGCGGCTGAGGCTGTCGATGAACGGGCGGGAGGTGTCGATGACGCCGATGACCTCGCGGAGGAAGCGGGTCGGGATGAGGCCCGCCGCCGTCGTGGTCGTGTTGTCGTCGAGGGCGGCACGGACGAGCAGCTGCGCGTCGTGGTCGCCGGCCTGGGCCTGGAGCTGGACCTTGGCGAACTTGCCGGCGGTCATGTTGTCGAGGCCACGGTTGTGGGTCGTGATGTACGGCATCGTCGGCGAGGCGGCCTCGACGACGGGCTTGGGGTCGACCGCCGCGGCGGCGACCTCGGTGGCGGTCTCTTCCATGGGGGCGTCCTCCTCGGACGTTGCCGGCTCTTCGTCCGGCGTTGCGGGGTCCGGGTCGCCGGACGCGGCGACCTGGCTGACCAGCGCCTCGGTGAACGCTGGGGTCGTGACGAGTGAGACCTCGATGAGTTCGGCGGCGCTCACGATGAGCTCGCCCTGCTCGCCGACGGTCGACTCGAGGATGTTCGCGCCGACGGAGAGGCCGTCGCGAAGGCCGTCGGACGCCTCGACAAGCGAGTCGGTGCCGGCGGACGTCTGGGAGATCTTGAAGGAGCCGACGAGCCGGTCGGGGCCGTCGACGAAGCCGGTGGCGCGGCCGATGGGCCGGCGGCCGTCGTGCTCGAGGAGCAGCTTGACGCCTTCGGAGGCGCGGAGGCTGCCGGGCTGGAAGACGACGGGGCCGATGCTCGTGGACCCGGAGACGCCGTAGGGGACCACGGTCCCGACGATCGTGCGGCGCTCGGTGTCGGCGGCGGTAATGTCGGCCGAGAAGCGGACGATGCGGTCCATCAGATCGGTCCCCCTTGGTGGCGTTCCATGTCGCGGGCTTCCTCGGCGGTGAGGATACCGTTGCGGATGAGCGAGTCGTAGAGTTGTGCGCGCTCGATGGGCGTCGAGCGGAGGAAGTCGGTGAAGCTGAACGCGACGTGATGGCCGCGTGGGGTGACGTCGTCCATCGAGAGCCGCTGCTCGATGGACGTCTCGAACGGTGCCAGGCTGAGGTCGATGAGATCGCGGCGGGACGAGTTGAGGTTCGAGTAGGTCATGGACGAGCCGGTGTCGGCGCCGATGTACCAGGCGGGGATCCCGGTGAGGCGGGCGACCTCCTCGACCTGGAAGCGTCGGGCGTCGACGAGGGTCATGTCGGCCGGCGAGAAGCCGTGCGTCTCGATGGACAGCGCTGAGGACAGGTAGCCGACGGCGGTGGAGCGGCGGGCGTCACGCCAGCGGGACAGGAGCGACTCGACCTGTTCGGCCGGCAGATCCATCCCTTCGTTTTTGAGAGTGACGGCGGGTGGGGGGGGCTCGGCGCA